ATACTATAGTAAGTAGACTTAACAATCTGTGCTACTTGTAAAGCCTCTACACTATCATTAATAGAATTGACATTATCAGAATCCATGTCTGACATAATGTCTTGTACAATTTCTAATAAATTCATTTTAGCCATAATTTATCCTAGGTTGCTGTTAGAGTTAATGCTAGTTTAGTAACTGTCATATCTCCAGCACCTGTTGTATTATCTGCATATACTTCGAAGTAATCATTTGTTGCTGCTGAGACTAAGCAAGAACCAACTATATGAGTTGCATCTGCTGTAACTACATCTGCATAAGATTCAGAACCTGCTATAACAGTTCCATTCTTATGTACAGCTATTAATACTGGAACATCAGAACCTACAGCATGTTGAACTGTAATATCAAAATCAAGTTTTACTACGGCTGTAAGAGTTCCAGTATATGTTAATCGTGCAGTAGTTGCTTCTGTTACTAAGCTTCCTAAACCAGAAGCTATTGTTGTTGGTGCTACTTTAGTAGGTGAAGCATTCCATGTATGTGTATATGGAGAACCTACATTATAGAAATGAAACTTTCCTTTTGGTAAAGCCATCGTGCTTGTAGTCAGTGTTGACCAAGCTCCTGATGCTGAACCATTTGCCACATAAACTTTATTGGCAGCAGCTGCCGCTGCCCCTTTGGGCTCATGCAAGTCAGTGCCAGTAATAGTATTATGTTGTATTGTCATGTTATTTCCTTGTTAAATTAGGGGTAAGCCCCGAAGGGCTTACCGAGATATTACATACTACTTAGTTGTATTGATATTTTACAACTAATTCAAATCTACCTGCTGTTAAAGCTACAGACATTGCTACGACTACTTCACATGCTGCTGTACCAATAGTTTTACCTATTAGTGCACCTGCACCTGCTGTACGAGTACCTTTTGTAGTAACTGCAGTATTATCAAGTTGTGCAGCTGCTGCAAGTCCATCTGGATCAACAGAAACACCGGCAGTAGTAGTTAAACCTACTGTCATTGCTGTAGATGATCCAGCGGCTCCTGCTGTTAAAACACGCAGATGAGCACTTAGAACTGTGCAATTAGCTGGAAGTACCTGTTCTAAATTACTTGCAGTATATGTAGGTAACTTATCCCAGTCAAATGTCCAACTTGCTTCTTTTACTTTACCAACTGAGTTGTCCTGACCGCCATATTGGTTGTCAGTTCCTCGGACGCCATAATGGTTGGCTACGCCTCTTTTACTTCCTATTTCATATCCCATTATAATCTCCTAGTAAGCAGATGGGCTTGTTAAAAGCACACCTAAAGTATCAACTCGTTGAGCTCCTAAGCCGAATCGAGAAGTAACTTGATACTTGTCACCCCTTTCTTCTTCAGCTCTCCAGCCTTCAGTCATTGGTGCACGTCTCCATGCATGCATGATTGGTTTACATGAATCATCTGCTACGCACATGAACACGTTTGCTTTATCACCAATAGCTGCTGTTTCAGATGTAAGTCCATATGCAACAGCATTTAGTGCTTCAGTAGCAGTTATTGCTGGTAGGAAGTTAGATGTATAAACATCCCATCCCATAATGTTTCTCACAAACTTATGATCTCTTGCGAAACCTTCATTTAGAACACCCACAAATTGTGGAGTATTATCAACGACTGTTGTTGCAGAAATCAATGTGTTAAGTGTAGCCTCTACGATAGGGTCAACGATTGCAATTCTGCCACCTGCTGGTGCGTTTGCTTTATCGAAAGACAATTTCATAGCTACAAAATCAGCTAATGTAGTTGTACGTGCATTAGCTGCTGCAGATCCTACCCAACGGTGAGGTCTTGCATTCACTAAGTTAAGTCCATCTGCGCCACCAGTTTTATCCTGGGCAGCATCTGCTACGGCTAAGAATCGTGATTCATGGTTTTCACCAAGAGCACGTGTTGATTCCATAGCTCGCATAGCCATTAATGTATCTACCTGTGAACCATCTTCACGTAGGTCATCAGATACTTTCCAAGCATCACCGATATAATCAGTAATAGCTAGGGTAATAGTACCTGTGTCTATGTTAGTAAAGTTCAGAGGCACATCCTCTGCTGCATCTTGAAGTGTTACAGTACCAACTGTTTTAATGTTTAGTGTTGTACCTGAACCGAAGTCTGTTACATCACGCCACATCCCTTCTGGAAGAAGGTAGTCGTGTAAGTTATCAAGAATAAACTGAGAATATTGCTGCGCTTCAATGAACGCAGTGGTATTACTTGTCAGTTGTGCCATTTTTTAGTCTCCTAAGACTGTTGTTTTATTTTCTCGCCTGCTCGTCCCCACGCTCTCAATAAGTCCTTAGTTGAACCACCCTCTACTTTAGCTGACAAAGCTTCAGGAGCTGCGGTATTACTAAGAGCTTCTGTATTAACATCACTTGAAGAATTACCTACAGGTGGTATAGTAGCAGTTAAACCTGCTGCTTTTAATACAAGAGTTGGCGAAGTTGCTGCAAGCTCATTTAGTTTTGTAACGGTAACATTTAGTTCTTTAGCTATAGAGTTATATGTAGCTTCAGCTTTATCTCCATACTGAGCAGTAAACTTTGCAGCTACTGCTTTAGCATTGGAATCTGCTTGAGCTTTATTTTCTCTAATAGATAAAGTTTTATTAACTAAATCCATTACGTTATCTTGATTAATCTCAGCACCTTGAGTGGTATTCTCTATTGGCTGTGATCCAGACTTAAGTTCATCTATAAGTTCCTGAGTAGTTTGTCTCTTAGTCAGTTCTTCTTTTACTTCAGCAAGTTCAGACTCGAGAGTCTCAATATGCTTTTGTGCATGAGGTACTGATCTTAGAGCATCTTCTGGGCTCTGGTACTTTTTACCTTCACCAACTAATTCTTGAGCTTCGGTCGGAATCTCGAATGTTTTTGGTGGAGTATCTGTTTGTACAGCCTCAGTTGTATTTGGCTCTACAGGTGTTTCAGTTGTTTCTGTTTTTACTTCATCTTCCATGTTACTTATCTCCTTGGTCAGGTATTGCATTTAATAATTTAGTGTATGCTCTTTGTAATCCTCTTTGGTAAGCTTGAAACTCAGACCAGCAAGGTTTACTAAAGTTCTCTTCATCCATACACTTTCGTTGTGCAAGATCAAATTGATCTTCTAAGTAAGCTCTTATTTCTCTAAAAGCTTCTATCTTTGTTAGGGCTTTGCCCTTTTCTGATTTTAAATCTATCATACTAATATTATATCACATATTACGTTAAAAGTCAAGCCTATTCAGGCATAGGCTCTTCAGTTGCTGGGTCTACTTCTTCAGGAACACCTTGTTCCATCTGTTGCATTTGTTGTCCTAGCATCTGTTCTTCCATACTTGGTGCTTGTTGTTGAGATTGTAAGTCTTGTTGTATTTGCATTTTAAGTTTCTCTTGTTCTGCAGCTTCAAATATAGCAGCATTATCTTGAATAAAGCCATACTTTTCAAAACCCATATATTCTTCTACCATTATAGCTAGATTCTTAGGCGAAATATGTGGAGATATTATTTGTCCAATTGGACTATTGAATACTCCTAAAATATTCTGTAATAGTTGTGCTCTAGCAGCATAATGTCTAGCACCAACAGGTCTTATCTTTCCTCTAGAAGTCAAATCTTCTTTAGTTACAGATAAGAAGTCTTGTACACCAAAATCATCATCATATACTTTAGATAGTTCTGGTAAATTTAGATTACGTTTAGCAGTTTCTAACATTGTATTAAGAATAGGTTCTAAGAACTCTACTTCAAATTGATTAATCTTATTCTGGAATATTCTACCAGCAGCATTCTGTAAAGACTGTACTTCAAAAGCAGTCTTCTCGCCAGGGGTTCTAATACCCATAGCTTCTTTAGGAGCCCCAGCCATCTCTTCCATTGTATTCATTAGTGCAGCTAATTCATTATTAACTTGGAAAGCAGCAGGATTAGGGGGTAACATATCTACAGCACCATCCTCTTGTAACTGTATTACAGCTTCAGGTCCCCAAGTAAATGGTTCTACATCACCTTTAAGTACCATTGGGGGATGGATAGTTAAATCTAAAGCATCAGCTTTAAGATTCTCTAAGTGATCTAATCTATATTGAATACCTACTAGATTATCTAGAGGTCCCATACCATAAAGGTTATCAGGTCTCTTTCTCCATCCTACATGATGTTTAGTATCATGACCAATGTAACTAGGATTTTCTATATTCCTAATAACATAACTTCTATCAATGATAGTTATAATTCTATTTTTATGTAATTTATCTGCAGCACTATCATAGTAGTCTCCTTCAAATTGAAGTATCTCTACCATTCCAGATTGATAATATTCTTGTAAAGTTCCAAAGCCATCTGCTATATAAGCACTTGCTTTATTAACATCTTCCATCCTAAACATTGAGATTGACTTTCTAACTTTTAATGCTTTATCAAAGATAGCCTTTTTATATTGTAAGTCTGGTCGTGTATCTATTTCACCTTTTAATTCTCCTACAGTTTTAACATATCTTGTAAACTTAGGACTCTTTGCAAAAGAAGTAGCTATTGGATTAAATACAATATCAAATGGTGAAACTCTTACAAGTTTAGGACCATTATATGTAGTTATAGTTTCTTCTGTAATAGGATCTACATGAGATTCATTTATATACTGAACTTCCCCAAAGCAATTCCCATAGTCAATATAGTCAGCTACTAAATCAGCGATAGTTTCTCTAAATCCACCTTCTTTTAGTTTAGTTTTCATGTAAGCTTCTATAGCTCTACGCTTTTTCATCGTAGATGATTCCATAGTAGCACCTTCCCATTTCATCCAATCTTCATTAGGGAATAAAGCATCCATATAGTTAGCATGTAGATTATCTCTAATCTGTGTTAGTTTAGGAAGAGTAGTCTTATTTTTCCAAGGTAGAGTACTATTAGATGTACTTGTAGTATCAGTAGCAAATAGATAATTTCTTAGTTCTCTCCACTCAGCTTCTTTACTATTTCTTTGAATCCACCATTGATTATATAACCCAGCTAATTCTTTAGCTATGTTTTCTTGTGCTATTAATCCTTGAATTTCTGCTACTTCACCAGCCATATTAATTCCTTAATTAAAACTCACTCCACCAAAACGGTTATGAGTCATTGTTTTTTTATTTAGTCCTAAGTTCATATGAGCTCTTAGTTTAGGTACTAAAGATATTGCCATTGCATTTGATAGTGCATCTTTAATGTCATCATGAGGTGGGTGTACCATTACAAGCTCTTCTTCTAATGTTTGACAGTTACCACCTTTATAATGCCATACTTGTAGGTTATCATACTTAGGTTCAAGTACTGCTCCTACTCTTTGTGCTTTATCTCCTAGATGTCTAGTAGGTCTAAACTCATCTACAGATAAAGGTATTCCGTTTGGTTTAAGATAACTGTCTTTTAGTTCTTTTACGATAGTCTGTTGTGCTACTGTTATCTCTGCTCTTATCTTTCTAAAGCCCCATTTTTCCCAAGCGTGTAAAATATGTGTATAATAATCTACAATCTTTTCTGTTTTAAATCTATCTATATCTAATATATAATAATTAGCTTGGTGGTCTACACCGATAACTACTAAAGCAGTATAATCAGCTTGTTTTCTTAATGAGAAAGCAAAATCAATAGCAGCATAAACATTTAATTTTCTATCTCTTATATACCAATCACCTTCTTTATTTGTTACATTAGCCCTATCAAAGTATTGAAAATTTTCTTTATTAATCCTGGCACTTTCAGTAGTATTTGGATCATTATAGTACTGTGCAAAAAACTGAGTTGTATCAATATATTTTGCCTTAATCCTAGCCAACTCTTTACTATCGAATCCAAATGCTTTTCCATCTTTCCTTGTCCTTTTAGCCCATAAAAACTCTCCGTCTGTTTCTACGACTCGTTGGAACAATTCGTATACTTCCTTCTCTTCGAGTACTTCTCCTTCATCATCATAATATACTTCTTTCATATTAATCATAGTATCATATATATCACGGGGATGATACCTAGTTCCTACAACCCATTCCTGTGCTCCTGGATTTTCAATAGAAGCTAACTGTGAATAGGCATTCTCTACTTTCTCTCTACCTTCTTCCGTATAGGCATTCCCTGGTACAACAATGTCATCAAGTACGACAATATCTGCGTGGAAGCCTGTAGTATTACTAGTAAGACCAACAGCTTTACAAGTAGCATCTCTTATTCCCTCCAGTTTACGTTGAGGATGGTCAACAGCTATTTCAGCTACTGCCCACCTCTCTCGTTTCCCTTCTTCTGGGTGAATCATATCACTCCAGTATCTACGATAGATTGATGAATCTATTATCTGTTTAATTGCATATAACTGTTTCTCTGCTAAGTCAGCTGTTGCTGATACATAAAGAACAGTTGTTTCAGGATGCTTAGTTATCCACCAAGCAGTCCTATAAGCAGCTAGTTTACTCTTCATATGTCCACGAGGAAGTAATACTAACTGATTATCTTTAGCTTCTTGTCTACTCCACCATGATATAAGTTCTTCATGTAATGCACCATACAATATATGTGGAGCAACTAACTTAATAAATGTTATAAGATCCGCTTCTGCTGCTTCTCTTATTAAATCATTTTTCAATTACAGTTTACTCTTTATCCAAACCCATACTCTATTCTTTAACCAAGATGGTATATCTTTTAAGCTTTTAGGAGCTAAATCTTGATATGTGTTTATAATACTATAGTATAATGTAAACCAACGAAATTCTAAAT